CGGCTCCTCCTGTTGTAAATCCTCCACCTCCGCCACCTCCGGCATAAGAAACTGCCGAGCCAGTAATTGAAATTGAAGTACCTGCGCCACCTGCGCCACCAGTTGCCGAAGTTCCAGCAGAACCAACTGCTGCAAATCCACCACCACCTCCGCCGGCTGATGTTGCTCCAGAACCAAATACTGCTCCGCCAATTTTTCCTTGTCCATTGGCAACAAGTTGAGTTCCAACCGTACTGCCGCCGCCAGAACCAAAGTAGTAAACACTGTTATTTCCACCAGTACCGCCAAGTGCCAAATAATTGTTGGCGATTCCACTCCAAGTTCCGGCAGTTCCTTGAGTGCTAGTTGAAATTGCACCACCACCGCCAACTGTAACTGTCAAAGTTCCTGCATCAAGGGCTGCTGTTGCACTATAGAACAAACCACCAGCGCCTCCGCCTCCCGGTTGACCGGCTGGCGAAACAACAGATGCTCCACTGCCTCCTCCGCCGACAACCAATACTTCACAAGTTCCTGCAACACCAATCGTGATGGAACCAGAGCCAGTGAATTTGATGATTGTCTTACCAGCGCGAGTGGCTGAGTCAATCGTTGGTGAGCCGGTAGTTGCTGTATATGTAGCCTTCGCAACTCCAGTCGAACCGCCAAATGGAAAACCTGTGAGTAGTGGACTCATGCGAATTTCACCGCGCCTCCTGCTAGGATCGTATAAGTTGGCGTTGCCGCCGTTTTGATGATGGTGAATGTATAAGCATCGACTGCTGATGCGTTTCCGGCTGCTGGCGCTGTTCCGCCCGACCACTTGACTGTCACACCAGTTGCAGTTCCATCAACTTGGAAAACATTGGGAATGAATGGCGATGCGCCATTGGTGTTGAGGAATACTGCCGACCACGCATCGCCGGTGTTCATGATGGAGTTGAGAGTTGTTCCAGAGTTGCCTCGGAAGTTCAATGTCCAGTTGGCAGAAGCGTTGGTTGTGTAATAGAGAATTCCTTGCGTGAGAACATCAAAGTTCACTGTTCCCGTTGCAGCTGTTGCTGAAACTGTGGTCAATTCCTTTGGGCTGGTGAGATACCCGTTATTGACTGCCGGAGATGTCAAAGTTTTGTTGGTCAATGTATCTGTTGTTGTTCTTGCAACCAAAGTGTCAGTTGCAGCTGGAAGAGTCAAAGTTCCTGATGCTGCTGCCGTTGCTTGAACCAGTGTGGAACCAGATGATGATCCACTGAAAGTGTGGTCGAAATTGACCCATGCGCTTCCGGTGTAATACTGCAAACCAGTTCCAGTGACATAAGAGACCATTCCTTCTGCAAGAACGCTGGTGAGAGCAGAAGTTCTTGCCGTTGTATTGGCGAAAACCATCACTGTTTGCTGGTTGACATAAGTATTCAAATCAGATGCGGAAAGTGTGCTTCCGTTGACGAATAATTTGTATCCGGTTCCTGCCATTTGTTATCTCCTAGACATAGAGGATGTCAGTTCCACCAAGAACTGATGTTCCGATTGTAAAGTACGCCACCGATGCTGCTGGTGATAAATCCATTCCAACACGCCAGTTGTCTGGCGTAAAATCATATTCAATTGATTCAACCAAAGAGTTGAAAATTCGTGTGCGAAAATCGACTGTTGTTCTTTGAACAACGCAATTGTCTCCAAGATCAGTTTGAAGCAAAGAAATCCAAACCGATGAATCAAGCCCAACAGCATCAAATTCAACCCTATCAATACGAGTCACTGGCAAGGAATATCGAGCAGCAATGATTGCTGCAAGAGCGCCGGCAGTTGTATTGTCCAACAATGGAGTGTCATAAGATTTTTGATATATGCCAAATCTTGCTTGAGAAGTGGTGTCATTATAACTTTGGGAAAGACTCGTTGTTTGGTTGACTGTCACTGAATTGACGAGATATTTTGCTCCCGGATTGGTCACAATTGTGTCATATTCGACAGTTCCAGTTGCTCTGGTGTCGGAAAAGGTCATTCTTGAAGGCGTGGTGAAAAGTGATTCATATGGCAAGAGAGTGAGATTTCCTTGCCTGTCGGCGTAGAAACGCCCAAATTCGCATCTGGCAACTTGGTCGCTCAATGAAAGAGCGCTATCTCCCAAAGTTGTTGGTTGCATTGTTCTTGCCCCAGCGATGGAACGAAGAGATGAACTCCATCCAATCGCATCAAGAATGCGACCAAGGCGAGTGGAAGTTGTGTCTCCAGAATAAGAACTGGAAATTGCAGCGATTGATCTGCGACCTACCCAAGCAAGAGCATCGGTGAATTGGAATGTGGCAACTGGATCAAGTGATTCATCAACATCAAGCTGTTCCAAGTAGCCTCTGAATATCACATAAGAAGTTGATGCCCAAGTTGCGGAAACCCTGACTCCCAATCCAGAAGTGAGGATTGTGTAGCCATTCCAATAATACGAAGAAGCAGTATTGTCAGGATCATAATTTGAAGTTCTATTTTCCAAAACCAATGAAACTGTTCCCGGATTGACTGCTTGGTCTTCGCGAGTTCTTCCTCGGCGAATAGAAAGTGAGCGAATATCTGTTGATGGAATTGCTGACCAGACAGTTGCTCCACCACCAAGAACATCTGTTCCACCAAGAGTTGAAACTCCAAGAGTAAATGTTCCAAGATTGGAGGTGTCGAACTCGACAGTGATTGTCGGGGCATTGGTTCCGTCATAGAGAGCCATTCATCACACCCCTAGAATTGAAGGATTGAGTCCTCTGCGGCGCATCAATTGTGCAATTTGATCGCGAACCGATATTGCCAAATCATGCTCCTGAACAACTGAACCTTGAACATTGATGACAATGTTCATCCCGCCCATACCCATTCCCCCCATTTTGGAAAGAGGAATGATTGCTTCGGTTCCTGCTTCACCAATCATTGCAAGAGTTGGCTTTGTAACAATTCCGCCTTCTGCAAGCATTGGGATTTCTGGAATATTGAATCCGATGGTTCCCATTCCAAATGGAAGATTGACATGGATGGCATCAATGGCATGAATGACTTTATTGACCAATGAAATCAAAACATTGATTTCATTTTTGACAACGCCAAGCATTCCTCTGATTCCACCAACAATGGCATTGACAATTCCTTCAATGAAATTCCATGCACCTTGAACAACATCTTGCATCCCATTCCAAAGAGCATGCCAATTGTCGGCAAGCCATTTGATGGCAATTCCAAGTGGGGAAGTGGTTGTGAAAAGGTTCCAAACCAAATCAACTTTTTCCTTGATCCATTCCCATGCAACCTTGATAACATCTTGAATTCCTGCCCACACTTCTTTCCAATGGGTTGCAAGATAGAGAACGGCGGCAGCAACCAAGCCAATGGCAATGGTCATTCCACCAGTGGCAACGCCAATTTCAGCGCCAGCGACAGTGGCTTCAGTGCCAGCAGTTGTTGCAGCCTCACCAAGTCCAACCCATGAGCCAATCATCTTGGCAAAGGCGATGACTGATTCAATAGCGGCTTTGGCAAGAGTTGCAAGATAAGCGCCAATTGCTGCGACAAGAACAGTGCCAATAGTAATGGCAATCGCCTCGGCAATAGCTTTGTGCTTGGTGAACCAATCGACAACATCTTTGATTCCGCTAACTAACTTTTCAAGGATGGGAATCAAAGCCATGCCAATGTTTTTGGCAACATCTTCGGATTGAGCCTTGAGAGCAAGCATTTTGCCTGAGAATGTTTCAGCTGAAGCTGCTGCTTGTCCCCCGATGGCATCGGAAAGACCCTTCATGATTTCCTTGCCAGCAGAAGATTGGTCATTGACCTTTGTTTGAGCTGCTTCTACTTTGCCAAGAAGTGCTTCATAAGCGGCATGACTTTTGCTTGATGCATCAATTGCATCGGAGTGAAGTTTCAAATAAGCGCTTGCGGTATCTGTTGCCTTGGTCAAACTTTCATGTGCTTGTTGTAATTTCAAAGCACTGGAAGCAGCAATTGGAAGGTCAATTCCAAGTTGCTTGAGAGGTCGGAGATTTCCTTCTTGAGCCTTGGCGAGCGCGATGGATGCTTCAGCCAAATCAACATGTTTGAATTTCGCTAGATCAGCAGCAAGTCCAAGACTATCCAACGCCTTTTGTGGGTCTTTGAGAGCAGTGGTGAGATTTGCCAATGCTTCCTGAGTCTGAGCATTGGTGTAGCCATATTGCTCCATCGACTTTTGGGCAATGCCAATTTTGTCTTTGTATTGGTCAAAACTTGTTCCAGCATTTTTGAGCGCTTGTTCCAATTTGGCATGAGATTGTTCAAATTTGTCAGCCATTTCAACGCTGAGTGTTCCGACACCAACTGCGGCAGCTCCTAATCCAAAGAGCGCGGCTTTTCCAAAACTAGCAAGTTTGTCAAATGACGAAATTCCTTGCGCTTCAACTGAAGACATTTCTCCGCGAGCAGTACCCATCGCGGCTGTAAATTCTGAAACATTTGCTTTGAGTTCAACATAAACTGGAGGAAGCATACCCATCAGAGAATTCCTCCCATTCGACTAATTGCTGAATCCCAGCCTTTTTCATAATTGGCAAGCATTGTTGGTTCAACTGATTCGACTGCTGGTTTGAAATAAGGAAATTTTGCTTCCAATGGGCGCTTTTTGACATTGTTCGGATTTGCACCAATTCCAACGCCACCGACCCAAGTATTGCCAACAATTTTTGGCTTTGCTGATCCAACGCCAGCATAAAGAACGCCAGTCATTTTTCCGGGATTGCCAGAACGCGGGGAATTGTGTTGCCCCGTAGTTCCCGGCACTTGGTAATTTTTGCCAGTGATTTTGTTGGCTCCCTTTTGAGTCCAACGAGGAGTGCCGCGAAGATTCTTGCGAATAGCAGTTTTCAATTTGTTTTGATTGACTCGAAGAGCTGCCAAAGTTGCTTTGTCCACTCTGGCTTCAATGTCTTTGGTGACATCATTGAATTTTTTGACTCCAGAAAAGATTGCGCTGATTGCTGTTGGCATCAAGCCTCTCCATTCCGAATTTTGTTCTCGGTTGTGATGAAAACTTCGTCAATTGCAAGAAGCCAGTCTAGCGTTGCCGCCGACTCCTCTTCGAGTTGAGAAGGAGTGCAAGCAAGCATTTTGCAAAGTCGATAGATTTTCAGTTGATCCGGAAGCGGTTCCCTGACTGTGCCACCCTCAAGCGCTCTCCCTATGCGCCGGAGGGCAGCGTGGGGGAACTTGGGTCATTGCTCAATCCAAAGTTTGGAACCATAGAGGTAACATTTTCGGCAGCAATTTTTTGAAGAACAACATAATCCTCTTGAACCAAATCGCCCAATGAATCAACGCTGATGGGCAAATCAAATGACCATGATTCCACGCGAGCAACAATGAGCAAGTCATTGAGTTCATAGAACTGATCAACAATCGCCGGGTCTAATTCCGAACCTGCTGTTGCTGGGTCTTGGTTGAGAGCTGCTTTTGCTTGCCCTCTTCCAATTGCCATCAAGACCTTTTCAACTGGTCTGCGATTTTTGACTGAAACGGCGGCAGGATCGCGAAGGATTGCCCAACCGCCGTTTGAGAGTTCAACTTTTTGTGACATGTATTTCCCCTGTTCTTAGATTAGAGAGCTGAATCTGCTGTCTGATAAACAATTGTCAATGGTTGGTTTGTGCCATCATCATAACCTTCAAATGTCATTCCAAGATCGACAACGCCGGGTCCCGGAACATTTGGAGTGTCAGCATCAAATTTTGCAGCAGGAATTGTGATAGTCAATTTTTCATTTTGACCGCCAGCAATAACAGCACCAGTGAATGTGAGAACAATCGCTGTTGTTGTATCAGCAAGATAAGCGCTGAGAAGAGTTGTATCTGTGAACTCTGCTGTCATCTTTCCTGAAATCTTGCGAAATCCATTGATGACTTGTTCTGCTTTTGTACCAGAAGCTCCAAGGTTGTAACGATCACCCTTGAGAGTGTTTCCAACTGTCAATGTGAAATCTTTGATGTTGGCAACGGAAGAGCCAGCAACAGTGATTGCGCCTTGAGCAAAGTGGAACAAATTGGAAATTGTTGAATAAGAAGCAGTTGCAAGTGAAGTTCCTGTTGTCAGCGAAGCAGCATCAACTGTGAATTTTCCAGTTGCGATTCCACCAACAGCGACTCCAAGTTCAAAACCTTGAATCTTTGCTCCAGCAATTGTCTTTGGTGTAACTGTTCCGCCGTATTGAGGAACGCCAACTTGTGCCGTGAATGAGCGACCATAGGTATCGCCTAGGGTGAATGTGTAAGAATAAACGCCCGTTGTTGTTGTTACAACCGAAGGCGATGTTCCCATTGCTTGAGCAAGAAGTAATCCAAGACCGCGAGTTGGAAGGTCAAGAACAATGTCACCGGTGACATCTGTTGTGGTCACAACTCTGCGCTGTGAGCGAGGAAGTTGTCCACCGGCACGAAGACCCATGCCGACTGCAACCTTCTTGTTGTAATTGAGATTCTCTGAAGTGAATTCATAGAATCGAGTGACTGTTGCTGCTGTGTTGAAAGTTGTTTCGGTTGCAATCCCTAGTTGCGAGCCAATACCTGAACCGATTGCCATTTATATTCTCCTAGTTCTGTGCAGCCGGAGAATCCGGCGCGGTTGGTGTGATTGGTGCTGCTGCAACCTTTGCATCAGAAGATGCCCAATTGTCAGCTTGTTCCAAAAGAGATGCTGCTGCCTCATCTGAGACAACTGCACTCTCGCCAGCCTTTACGACAAGATTGCCGAGGGCTGGAATAACGAGATCGCCAAGCGGCGAGATGTTTGTGATTGTTGGCATTGCTTGCTCCCTAGATTCTGCTTTGATAGGTAATTGTAAAGAGAATTCCGACACCGGCTCCATTGACTGTCTGGCGGTAGCGAATCTCACCTGTTTCCATTGCTGAAAATTGAACAAGTCCAGCAAAAGAAACATCTGCTCTGATGACTGCTTCAACATCGCCAAGCAAAGCAAAAGCGCGAGCGCGGCGGCTGGCAAGATCAGTTGTTCCATTGGCTGACCAAAGAAAGCAACTGAGTGAACCATGTTCAAATTTGCTGATTGCTCCGAGTGGGCGGTATTCCTGACGAATGGAAGAAGCTGAGACTTCATCTCCGTCAAGGTTTCCGTCATGTCCAACAGCAATGGCATCGCCGGGATAAGACATGTCAATTTCAATTCCATCGAAAATTCGAACTCCTGAAAGAGAAGTCGCTCCTTGAAAAGCTGCCACCACTGCTGTGGTGAATGCTGGCATCGTTGAAGTTGCCATGAATTATGCCAATCCGGGAAATGAAGTTGGATCAAGAAGTTCCATTGCTCGGCGAGGGAGAGAATAAGTCGGTGATGAATAAAGTTCATCGCCAGAGTTGGTGCGACTCATCACATTGATTGCGCCACGCTGGGTTTGCCATAAATGGCGAATGATTTCCAAAACACCTTGCTTGGCGCTCATTGGAGGATTCACATAACCGGCAACATAAGTGACGGAAATGTTATTCATGCCCTGAGTCCAATACCCATAAGAATTGGTTGCATAAAGCGTTCCTGAGCCGATGCGGTAGAGGCGTTGTCCAGTGTAATCAAGAACATAATTCGATGCCGAAACAGCCAAGCCGTTTTCGGTGACGGAAGTGATGCTGATTGCTTTGGGATTGCGGATGCGAATAAATTCTGTTCCGCCATCATAAAGTTCATTGGTGAAAGTTCTGCGACCTAAAACTTGCCCAACATAAGTTTCAGCTAAATCGGTTGAAGCATCGATGAAGCGGCGAATTTCATTTTCATTTGCGCTCGCTGTTGGAATGTTGAGAAATTCAAGGCATTCGTCATAACCAACAATGCCAATGTCGGCAATGTCGCGAACTTCAAAAATGTCTGAAAATGCTTGAGGATAAGCCCCGGTTGCTGACCACGCCAAAATGTGCCGACCAACCTGAGTTGGAAGATATGAAGCCGTATAAGTTCCCGTCACTGCCGTTGCAGTTGTGACTGAAACAGTTGTTGCATCTGGAAGAGTAATGTTTAGCGTTACGGTTCCGGGATTGACTGCTGCACCGGATGAATCAACGGTGTTCCAAGTCAAATAAACCTTGTCTCCGAGATCATAAGAGCCTGAAAGCGCCATGAATTACTCCTTGAAGTTAGGGCATCAGAGTTGACTTGCAGGGGTCAAGCCTACTCTGATGCTTTGTTTTGTTGAATTGCATGATCGCGCATTGGTGTGTGGTGGCGTTCATCCAACCAAAATTGTTTGTGATGCGGAAGAATTGCACCAGTGTGGGCATGGATTTTGTAACCCATAGATTTCAAGCGCTTGGAGAACAATAAATCCTCGCCAAAATAAGTTCCATTGATTGCGCCTTCAACGAACCAAGCCCAATCTTTGCCTTGGTTTTCCGTTGCTTGCTTTTGCATGTCAAGAAGAACGCTGCGATGAATAAGAAGGCAACCAGTGCCGACAGCATCA